ACATCCGTTGAAACGTCACGGCCGCCGGAATATCGAACCTCACCCGCTGATGCGCGCCACTGCGAAACGGATAGGCGAGTCCTTGGACAAACGTCATTTGGTAAACCCTTCATAGAGCAGCCCGCACTCATAATCGGTAATCAGCCGGTTCCAGCGGCCCAGCGAATCAAACGTGCCGCCAACGCTGGTGGTCGTGCGGCCCAGGAACCAGTCCTGCACGCCGTTGTCGAGCGTCCCCTCGATGGCCGACGTGACACGGGTATCGGCCACCGGCGTCGCCGGCGTGCCGTTGAGGACAAACTCAGTCTGCGCCTCATGCTCGTGCCGAATGATGATGTGGTTCCAGGCGTCCGACGTCAGCGCCTGAGCAAAATTGCCTGAATGCACCTCATCGCTGTCGCGCAGGGCGAGATTCAACAGGTTGCCGGTCGCCACTTGCAATTGAACACCCGCTATAGCCTGCGTGTTGTTGGTCATAAAAACCTTGGCCGGGTTCGGCGGCGTGCCATCAAGGTACAGCGCAAACGCCAGTGTCCAATCTTGCAACTTGAACAGCACGTCCTCATTGCCGGCTGCCGACAATTCTGCGTAGGTCAGCCGCAGATAGCTGTTTGTCACGCCGTCCCGGATCAGCGTCACGCCCTCGCCCGGCCGCCCCTCCCCCTTGGTGACGGTGCCCTCCTCCGCCCAGTCCAGCGCGGTGGCGCGCGGCAACTCATCGGCATACGGCCCGCCATCGGGCTCCTCGAAATTCCAGAAGGCGACAAGATCGCGTTTGAGCAGATGAAACCCGCCGGCCGAACCGGCGCGGCGGGATCGGGAGTGTCGCCAGCGCGAGCGTACGGTCATCATTCGCCTCGGAGCCAGAATTTGACGTTGCCGGTCTTGGTCACGACGCGCACGTCCGTCGTGAGCGCGCACAGCACAAAGTCCGGCACGCCGGGCTGGACCGGGTAGCCGTCCGTGGCGTCGTCCCCGTCGGCCGTGATGGCGTCGGAAAAACCGACGTAAACCGGCTCCGCCGCATCGGGGTCAACGGAGATATGCATACCTCGCGTCAGCGCCACTGCGTCGGCCGTGGCCCGCGTGGCCGTCGTGGTCGCCATCCCGCGACGAGTGAACTTGACCGTTGAGCGGTCGATGTTAATGCTGGTCACTGTGTTTCTCCCTGTAAAATGTCCGCGATCAACTCGTCGCGGGTGAACGGTTTGGTTCCGAGGCGCTCGACCGCCAGGCCGCCGGCGTGCATGGAAAGTTTGCAGGCGTCTTCGATCTGGACTCCGCCGGCCAGGCAGTAGGCAAGCATCGCCATCACCGCGTCGCCGGCGCCGCAGGGGTCGATGGAGGTGCGCGACGTGGCCGGGAACCATTGGCCCGTGTCCAGAGGATGACTCACCAAGTCCGCGCCAAACCCGCCGCGCGTAATGAACAGCAGCGGATCGGGGTCTAGGGCGATGTAACTTTCGCGGTACTCCACCACATTCGGTTTGATCACCGTCGCGCCGGCGTACTTCTGCCAGTCCGCGCCGCGGGCCGGATCGACCAGGACGTGGATGTTCCGCTCGCGGGCCGCGGCGATCAACGTGCGCAGATCGTCGCCGTCCGGCAGCGCGCCCTTGCCGTAATCGACCAGCGCCACTGTCTCCGGCCCCCACCGCCTCACCGACATTTCGGCCAGCCGCAATGTCCCCAGCGCGTCGCTGAGCGTAGCCGTACGGTCGCAGTCGTAGCGCAGCACCTGCCGCCCGTCGGCGTCGACCAGTCGCGTCTTGACCACGTGCATCGGCGGCGAGAGACGCCGGACGTTTGCGCCCAGGCCGGTCAGGTGCTCGGCCACGTTGCCCGCCATCCCCAAGGTCGGCGCCACCTCGCCGGCCGTCTGCCAGCAGGGGGCGTCAGACTCCGGATTGTCGCGCCGATTGGCAAGCGCGATCCAGCGGTCGGTACAGACATCGCCGACGACCAAGACGCTAGGCGAATCGATTCGCTGAAAAACTTCGGCGAGCCGCTGGGCTTCCGTCTGCTTCACTTCCGTCGGCATCGCGCCAGTATCTCCGTCGTGCTGATTTTGGCGATGTGCGGCGGCGGGCGGAGCACGCGAACCAGACCGCCCCATTGGCGGACCGTCGCTTCTCCGATCACCTCCCGCGTCCGCGCCCCTTTAACTAGATACGATGGCCGCACGTCTTGCAAGAGATGTGTGAGGTCGTCGAACAGCACGGCTTGCGTGACGCCCGCCACGGCGCGAACAATCGTCACGCGCTCCCAGGCCGGGATCACCGGACGGCCGGGTCCCTTGAGCTTGCGGACCCGATCGTCGCTATCGACGCCGACGATAAGCTCGCAGCCCATCGCGGCGGCTTCGCGCAGCAACCAGGCATGTCCGGCGTGGAACAGATCGAAGCAGCCGTTGGTGAAGATGGTGCCGTTCATTGTGGGCGCGGGTTGCGGAGGTGGAAGATGCCCAGGCCGCCCGATTCGTAGTGATGGCCGTAATCCCATGTGGCGAAGCGCCTTGCCAGCAGTCGGTTCCAGCGCGCGGACCCGTGATACTCGCCCACGATGAAGCGGATGGAGTCCAACAGCGTTGTTCGGCCGAGGACGGAATGTTCGCAGCCCTCGCAGTCGAGTTTGAGAAGGTCGATGGTCGATGGTCGAGTGTCCAGCGAGTCAAGCACGGCCTCCAACGTGACGACCGGCAGCGGCCGCTCGTCCAGCCAATATTGCGTATCCCCGCGCGGCGAAAACGTGTGCGGCGGGAAGCTGACGATCGATCCGCCCGTGCTGGCGCAATGCGGGAAGACCGCGTTCAACAGCCGCGGCGCCCCCTTTTCGTAAGAACAGGCCGCGTGAACGATCGTGGCGAAGTGCCCGACGTTTTTCTCCAGGGCCGTGAGATTCTCCGGACAGGCCTCGATGCAGATGATCTTCGCCCGCGGGTTCCGCTCGTGAACCAGCCTGGCGAAACAGCCGATGTGCGCGCCGACGTCGACGACCGTTTCTGCCGACTCGACGACCCGCGGGATCAACCGCAGCCGGTACGTGTCCTCCTCATACACGTCGCGGACGATCACCAGATCCTTGTCGACGTTGTGTTCGCGGACCCAGAAGCCGCGGCGCTGGACCAGACTCGGCGGGCAGTCGTAAAGTTCTTTGGGCATGGTCTCTCCAGTCGCGTAGTGTTTTCGATTTTGATTCTCAATCCGCGCGGCGGTCGTTTGTCCCGGCGTGTGGATCGGGCCTCTGGCGTACGGCAAGCCAATCGTCGGCAGCCAGGCGGCGAGCATTGGCTCGCTCAGGGATTCGTAAGGGACGATCTCCAACTGTAGTCCCGCACGCATCGCCGTGGCCACGTTGGTCGCGGTCGTCACCGTCCGGTCCAAATAACAGAGGCCGAAATCCTTTCCGTGCGCGCGGCTGGCGCTGCGGGCCTGGGCGATCGGTTCTCGGACCATCACGATCGCCGCCACGTGTCCGTAGCCGCACTCCCGCAGCGCCTCGGCCCAGTACGGCAGCCGGTGATGCTGGACCATTACATACGGCCGCCCGTCGCATTGCGGGATCTCCCCGGACCCGGCCGGCTGATCGGTCGATCCGGATCCCCGGCAGCCGGAGCGGACCAGAATCGCTGCCATCAATCGGTTCCCGCTGGCAAACGGGCCGCAGACGATGTAAGCGTTCATCCAGCGGCCTCCGCGGTCTCTGCGGCTCTGCGTGAGGCCTTTAGTCTTTCGCTCACCAGCTCCGGCAGTTCGTAGCGGAGGTGGCGATAGCAAAAGTGGTAGCGGTAATGATCGCGGAAGTAGCGGTCGCCCGTCGCCCGGTCGCCGCGGATGTACTTTTCATGGTCGGGACAGACCACGTGCGTCACGTTGTCGGCTGGGCAAAAATAGTTCACCGGATGCAGTTGCTTCCAGACCACGATCGTCGGCGTGTCGGTGGCGGCGGCGATGTGCTCTGGACCACTGTCGATGCCGACGACCAGCGCGCAGCGCTCGATCAGCGCCGCCAGTTGCGCCGCGTCGCCCGTGCCCGTCGCGCCCCACATGGGATGACCGGCGCCGAGCATCTCCAGGCCGTCAATCGCTCCGGCCCATTTCGATCGGTAGGGCGTCTCAAAGTCCAACACCACCGGCACGTGGCCGGCGTCCAAGACGGCCTGGATACAATCGCGGGCGATGTCCTCCTCGATGTTCTTCCACGAGCGGGCGGAGTTGCCCTGGTAGTGGAGCAACACGACGGGGAAGCGGGGATGAATGCCTTGTGTCCCTTGTGCCTTCGTGGTGATCGATTCCAGGTATCGCTCGGCCTCTTGTTTCTCACAGTCATACGGCTCGACGGAGTAATAGTTGAGTTCCGGAGTGGGCCGGACGCCGAGCATTTCCTTCAGACACCTTTCCACTTTGGTGCCGGGAGAATCAGAAAAAGTTTCCTCCGGCTCCGAGAAGCTGACCTGGCGGATGTCGGCGTAGTCGCGCAAGATCGGCTGATCGGCGCCGGGGACGTTGTACGTAAAGGTTCTGCGGGCCAGGCCGCGGAACGCGGTGTGGGCGCCGACCTTCGAGCGGATGTCGATCGTCAACTCCGGGTGGATGGCCCTGACGTGGCGCAGAACCGCGGTGAACTGGACGGCGTCGCCCAGCCCGTGCGGGAACGTCCAGAGCGCCAGCTTCGGTGCCGCGCCCACCAGCGGCTCCGGCGGAGGGCAGAGTTTTTTGCAGACCCGCGTGAGCGGGAAGATCGCGTTGAGCGAATCCTGCCGTACACGACATCCACATCCGGCTCTCCGCTCTCCGCTCTCCGCTCTCCGCAGCCAACGACTATACCGGCTCGGCTGCTGCGTCAACAGCTTCCGCACTTCGACGCACTTGTGCGGTATCCAGTTCACGGCGACCCAGTGCAACGCGTACGCGACCAGATCACCCGCGCCGCGGCAGGTGCAAGTGACCGTTGTGGCCAGATCGATCCGCCGGCAGGTGTGGCGGATCCTATCCGCCAAAAATCGAGTCGGGTTGGTGCGTAGACCGCAGGCGGAACATTGCCAAACGTACGGACGATCTGGATCGTCAGTCTCATGGTGAAGTTTCCAGGTATTCATATGCGATCAGGGCGCCGCGATCGGGGAAGCAGTGGCTTGACTCGCACCGGTGTATTCGCAGCGAGCCGCATTGGAAAAAAAAAAGTCGCAGACGATCAGATCTGCGAGGCAATCGACGTCGCCAACGGGATTGTAGCGCCACAGACTTTCGCCCACGGGTTCATTCATTTGTATTTCAAACGACGAACCGGCTGGTACGGTCTGGACGACGGCCTCGAAGTTGATGGTGTCCCCGCTGGGACCATCGCACGGGAAGAACGAATCACCTTGTCGACCGCAATGTAATTCGAAAACGAACCCGGTAGGTCCGAGAATGTACGCGCCCGGCAGTGTGTCGCAGTTGGCTTGCGTGCAGGCTGCGGTTTGGCTGGTGAATCCGTCTGGTATTTCGACCTGATAATACTCGGACATTCTGCCGTCGAGACATACAGCGCAACCCTCAATAAACGTAATGCCTGGGCTGCTGGTCGACGTGCTGCCCGGCGGAGGAGGGGGAAAATCTATAATCGACGAACCGCTGCCGAACACCGAACCGTCAACAGGGCAGCAGCACGGGTAGCCGCCGGCCATGCCGAGCAGGAGGCTGGAAAGGACGGCAAGGATGATGTCTTCGGGAATCAGCATGGCGTGATGGTCGAGGGTCGAGGGACAAGGGTCGAGGGCCGGAAAGACGCGCTAGCGCGTACACTTGTCCCTCGACCCTTGACACTCGACGTTCTCAACATTGTACGTTCTCGATCCAATACTGGGCCGCCGCGTGATTCCACCTCACATACGCGCGGTCGCCCGCGTCGCCCTCGAACGTGCCAAGTTGATCGTGCGCGGTGAAGGTGGAGCCGTCGCCCCCCTTGGCGATGATCCACTTGACCGTCACGCTGCCGCCGGCCGAGAGCGCGCCCTGTAGTTCACAGACCAACAGGTCCCAGTCGTAATAGCAAAACCACCAGCGGCTGTTCTCTCGCCAGACCTGCAGCTTCTTGCCTTCGGGGACGTAGGGCGCGTTGGTCAGGTTGTGAGCTAAAAACTTCGGGTCGGCCTTTTGTCGCAACGTCTCCGTGATGGCTTTGACGCCGGAGAAATCCTCGACAAACGTATCGTCCGTGAAGATGATTTCATAAGTATTCCATCCCTGGCTGCGGAGCGGATACGTGCCCGTCGCGCTGGTGATCGCGTGCCGCGGGTTGCGCACAAGCGGTGCGTCCCCCAGGCGCTGCGCCGCCTGGCGCAGAAAACGCTCCTGGTGCGCCGCCTGGCGTTCCAGTTCGATCAGCCGGTTTTCGACGGTTCCGCGAGGCGGCATCTACACCACCAGTGCTCGAAAATTGATGTCCGCAAAATCGGTGCTGACGACGGTCCGCGCCCGCGCCAGGTCGTAGGTGATCGACGTCACCAGGCTGTTGACCTCCGTCAGGGCCTCGCCCGCGCCGACCTCGGTAATCAGGTCGCCCAGGTCGAAGCCTCGAAAGTGTTGACGGATTTCCAGCGCGAACGAAATCCGCGGGGACCGATACCACTCGGCCGCCAGATTGGCCAGATCGGTCATCCAGGATCGATCGTCGCGGCTGAACGTCCCATCGGCGTTGCGCACCAACGTGCCGTCGGCCTGGATGCCGGTAACGCAGCCCTCGGCGAGCCAGTCCAGCCGCGCGCGGTCCTCAAGGTCGATCACGATCTCGCGGATCACGTCGTCTTCCTCGGCGCCGACAATCACCGATACTTCGACGTAACGATCCGCCTCGGCGGCAACGGTGCAGATCAGGTTGTCGCGCCAGTCGTATTCGACCGGCACCTCCGCACCGCTGACCAGCGGGAGGAAATCAGCGCCGGCGATGATGTGTTGCGGCCGTCCGCTGATCTTGATCGACACCGCCGCGTCGTGATCGGCCATCCGCACGTGCGCCGACCACTTGGGACCGTCGCCTTCCAGACCCAAGCCTTCCACGCCGCCGAGTTGTCCGAGGCGGTCGATCATCGCGTAACGGCTGTCCGTGACGTGGATTCGCAGCAGCGCAAACGGCGCGACAAACTCCGTCGCCTCGTCTACGATCTCGTGTTCCTTGATGGCCGGCAGCCGGTCCAGGAATCGAAACGCGGGGCGGTAAGCCGGCTCAGGATTCAACTCGTCGTCTCCGCCGTCAGGACCGACGCGAGGGAACCAGACCACCACGCCCAGGCCCGCCTCTCCGTCGTTGACCAGCCCATCCCAATCGTCCGGCAGCTTGAACGACGCGAACACGCGGCGCAGCTTGTCGGCCGAGCGTGCCAGCATGTTGGCACGCTCCTGCTCGTCCACGTCCAGCCCGGCGTAGCCGGGGATGCCGGACGCGGCGGACTCGTAATCGGCTTCCTGTGCCGCGGTCCAATCCGCCTCCAGCGTGCCGTCCAGGGGGGAAAGGCAAAACGTGCTGGTGGCTCGTGCGCCCCGTACCGTGATCTTTTCGACCTCGTGCGTGGCGCTGGTCCGCAGCGGCGTGACGTCGTTCCAAATCGTGGCGTCGATGTCCGCGTCCTTGAGCACCAAATTCGGCGACACGCGGCCTCCGCCGGGCAGGATGATCTGCTGTGGCGCGAAGCTGTAGATCAACAGATCGATCAAGGTCGGCGACTGGGTTTCGTCCACGTCCACGGTCCATGCCAAAAAACGTGAGCGGTCGACCAGGTCCAACAGCACCTGATCGAGCGTCATCCCGTGAACGGTTTTTTTAGGCCGGTCCCAATCGTGCAACGTGGCGATCGCCGAGAAGCTAAAACGGAAGTTGAGCTTCACTTCGCCCTGCTTGTCGGTCGGAGCGTGATACGTAAACAGGTACTCGACGATATCCTTTGTGCTCCACCACGTGGCGTCGTTCAGGTCGTCGGCGAACACGTAGGCGCCGTTGGGTCCGCGCTCCATGCTGCGGTTGCCCGTATTTTTGCGTGCGTTATCCTCATTGAACGGAAGCGCGCGGTTAATGCGGGTTTCGCCCGCGCCGACGATCGAATGGCGAAGGATCGACCGGCGCAGCAGGGACTCCAGGCCGAAGGCGAACGCCTTCTGCCGGCCGGTAGTGCCGCCCGCGCGCGCGTCGTCCACCTCTTGGATCTGGCCGTACCAGCGTTTCTCGTCGGCCTCGCCCGGCGCGATCGTGATCCGCACGTAGTGATTCAGCAAATCCAATCGCGAAAACACCGCGAACGACGCGGAGTCGTGCTGTATGATGTTGCCATACGTCCATTCAAGCACCGCCTGAGAAATCTCCGGCATGACGGTGTGCTTGACTTCGAGCGCAAACAGGTACGGCCGCAGCGTCCAGGCGTCATTCCAAAATTGCCTGGTGTGGACCTGATGCGGGACCGCATCGGCCAACGTCGCGGCGGGGAGTGTCACAGTGGTCACAGGCTACCCCAGCGCAATTGCGACGTCGGCCGTGTCGGCATTCGTGCCGCTGATTCGGATGGTTTTTGCGCCGGCGGCAATATCCGGCAGTTGCTCCGGCAAAACGAACAGCAGCCACGGATTGAGCGTCGCGTAGGCGGGGACGATCGTAGCGTTGCCGACGCCCAGCAGATCGTACTTGTTGGTCGCCGCCTGATCGCAGAGCGTCATCGGATTGGCGCCCTTGTTGCGGACCATGATCGCCTGGACCTTCAGGCCGGTCCCATCGATCGCGTCCTGTGTTCCCGCCAGCGCGGTCAGGTCGATGTCCGCCACGCCTGCGGCGATCGTGTAGGTGGCGTAACTCACGCGCGACACCGCGGGCGTGGTGCTGGGGGTCAAGGCGGTTTCGGTGCGGTTGAATTTTTCGTTGACGATGCGGTCGGTCCCCGCGCCCGGGAGTCCCTCCAGTTGCTCCACCGCCTGAAAAACTCCTCGCAACAAAAGCTGCACGACAGATGCTTCGGCCATGATCGTACTCCCGTGTTATGCCGTCACCGGTGTCATGGCGACGACGGTCCATTCGGCTACCAGCCAGCCCCCGCTATTGGCGCTCAGGCCGCCGACGCCGGCGATGATTGCCTGCACGCGCACCGGGCGGACGCCCAATACCAGCACGTTGCCCAACTGTTGATCGGCCCAGGTCAGCGGCGCAGGATCGCTGCCGACGAACGCCTTGTAGTCTTCCATCAATTGCGTTGCGGCTTGCAGGTCGTCGGTGTCGACGCGGCTGACGAATACAAACGGCTGTCCGCGCCGGCCGGTGCGCAGCGCCGCGACGTTGGGCACGCCGAGGCGCGCGATCAGTTCCAGTTCCTCCGCCGTCAAATCCGGGAACGGATCGAGCGACAAAAACACGAATTCGCCCAGCTTGTAAGTCGGCAGCGCCATCGTCAGTCTCGCACGTTCTGGTCAAGCCCGCGGCCGGCGGCGTTGCGGCCGGATTGTTCGATCGCTTGTCGTGTGCGCCTGAACTCCTCCAGCAATTCACGGGCCAGGCGGGCTTGTTCGAGTTCCGCCTCGGTCGGGATGTCCGCGCCGCCCGCCGCAAATCCCAATCGCCCAACCCGCGACCGCCCCCTTCCGCGTCGCCGCTGAGACTGAAATTCCGCTTCCCGACCTTCGATGTCTTCCGCGAAACTGCGCACAAATCCCAGATCGATATCGGCCCGATCTTGAAACATCCCACGAAGGAATCGCCGCTGGCTCAGAAGGCGCTGCTGGAATGGCGTCAAACGCAACGCATCAATCACGTCTATCTCGCGCTCCGAGACGATGCCGCGGATTCCTTTTTCGGGATCACGCAGCCGCTCCCGTTCGGCCTGGACTTCGATGGCGCGGCTCAGACCCTCCACTCGCTGAAGGTCCGTAGCGCCCAGGCTGGCTAAAAAATCTCGGCCGGCGCCGGACCGGTCGGTAATCTTTGATAGCGCGGTGGCGCTGTCTCGCAGGTCTTTGCTGACCTGGCTGTCCGGATCGAACAACTCGATTAGCGCCTGTTTGGTCCGTCCCTGTTCGATGCCTCCGGCCACCGTGGTGGCCAAGAGCGGATCGGCGCGGACGGCGGCCAATCGCTCTTCTGTCGTCGCCGCCGCCGGCACGTTCTTGGCCAACACCGCCGCGAACCGGCTGGCGGCAGTGCCCGACAGCGACCCTTCGGGGTCCACTAGCCGCTTCGTCAGGGCGTTGACCAGCGAGACGCTGAATACGTCGGTGTCGCCGAAGCCGGCGACGTTCGCGGCCCCAGGAACGACGTTCTGGGCAAAGGCCCGCGGCGTGGTGACCCGCGACTGCTGCAGCGCGCTGGCGACGAATCCGATGTTTTGCTGCGCGTCGGTGGTGCCGGTCACCTTGGCCACGTCCAGCAGTCCGGCCGCCAGGCCGCCGGGGTCCTGCGGGTTGACAATCGCGCCGATCCGCACCGCGTCCAGCGCGGACTTTAGATTGCCGCTAGCCGAAACTGCTTCTCCCGCAGGGACGAATAACTTTTCCTGCGTGACGCCGGTAGCGGTCGAAATACGGGCGATCTCGGCCAGTGCTTGTTTGCGTTCTTTAGCGGACACGCCGGCCAGATTCGCCAAAAACTGGCGTTGGCTTTGGCCAGCGGTGATTTGCCCACGGGCGGCCCGCTTTTGTAGTTCGATTTGCTCTCGGATGTCGTCGTTGACCTGCTGCACGACCGAACGCACCGAGGCGTAGCCTGCCACCATGCCGCCCAGGCTGGACAGCGCCTGCCTGCCCAGCGCGCGAAACGCATCGGTCTGCTGCCGTTGCTGTTGCGTTCCTGTGCGCACCTGCTGTGCCAGCCTTTGATTCTGCTGCCGCAGCTTTTCGATATCGCGCTGCGCGCGCTCCAGCGCCCGATGGTGCTCGCGGTCGTCGCCGATGATCTGGTTGACTACCTTGGCCATCACCGCGTCCTGTGGCTCTTGCGCTCGACAATCTGATTGATGCCGCGCTCGATCCGGCTTTGCAGCATGTCGAGCAGTTCGTCGCGTTCGCTGGGCAGCAGCCGCGTCGCCTCTTCGAACACCGGGGGGCGGGAGTTGCCCGGCTTGGGCCTTTCCGGCGCGTGACCGGGCAGGCTCGGCACGCTGACGATGCCTCGCGTGGGAAAGCCGCGGGCAGCGGAGAGTTCGATCATCTGCGCCCGTAGCCGCCCAGAATAAATCAGGTCCGCGTTGAGTGCCGCGGGGATCGCTCGCCCGGTCTTGATCGCCCACGCGACAGTCGACAGCAGCTTGCGACGCCGCTGCCGCTCGGTTTGTTTTCGATAGCCTGGCTTGCGCGGCTGGTAGCCGTACTTCCCGCGCGCCCCAGGGCGGAAGTGCCTCGGCATGATCTTCGTCCGCCAGTGTTCGGCCGTGGCGGCGAACGACTCTTTGGTCAGCCGCCGCCAGCCGCGCTTGCTCAGCCCGGCCGGCACCTGCACCGAAATGTGCGTGCGGATCGGGATCACCATAGTCCGGCCGCTCCCACTAGGTAGAGTTCGCCGCGGCTGGGTCGGTGGCCGGGACTGAGTCCGCGTGCCCAGGCGACGAATTCATGCCATCCGGCGTCCCGGAGGGGTCCGTTTTTTTTTGCTCCGCCGCGGTCGCGATCTTGATGGCGTCGATCAAGCAAAACAGCACCGTCGCCCAGTTGTTGCTGTCGATCAGCCCCAGTACGTTTTGCTCCGCGCGGCCGTAGCGATAATTGATCCCCACGGCGCGGACCGCGACGTCTAGAATCTCGGCCGCGTTCTCATTGGCGTTTTTGAATCCGTCGTGAAACCATTCGATCGCCCGCCCGGCGTCGTCCCACAGTTGCCGATAGTCGGCCTTGACCCGCTCTGTGTAGTTGCCCTCCGCGTCCCAGCCCAGCGATCTCGGCAGTTCGCTCGTGCCGTCCGGCCGGCGCGCGATGGCGATGCAATATTCGGCGCCGTCGCCGAGGGTGACGCGGTAGCCGGCATGTTCCAAGGGCCGCGCCAGGTCATCGGCTCCCGGCGGCTGCTCGTTGTCCAACCCGATCCAAAACGGCCCGCAGTCGTGCCAGGTCTGAAACTGCGGCGCGTAGCGGGTGCCCCGTGCGCCCAGGATGTCCTTGTCCTTGCGGAGCACGGCGAAGATAAGCCCGCTGGTCTTGCCGTCCGGCCCGATGCCGGTCAGGTCGTTGAGCGACATCTCCGCGCGGACGTCGCGCACGTCGCACGTGACGTGCGTCAGCCCCAGCCTGGCGAATTGCTCGCGGCGCAATTGACCGTCGGCGCGGCGAATGTCCGCGGCGTGCAGCCCCGGCAGATAATAGAGTGGCGCGGCCATCGGCGGTCAGTCTCCATCGCTCTCGCCCTCGTCAGGCTCGCGCGTGCCGTGCTGTGCGTCCGCTTCGGCCTTGCGGGCGCGCAGCAACTGTGCGGCGGCAGCGCGCGTGATGCCCCGTTCGCGGGCCAGGAGATCGACCTCAGGGGGGCGGTCCGGGTGTGGCGGCAGTGGATTGTCGGTCATGTGGGATCCAATTCTCGAAAGACTCTGTGATCGAAAATCAATTTTGCGACGGTGTTGCCCAACGCCGCCGACAGCGTGAACGTGTAGACGGCGACGCGGCGCCCGGCGTTGGCCGGGAAGGCGTCGGGCGTGATCACATGGAAAAAGTTGTAGCCTCGATCGTCGATCGGCCATCCTATGAGGCTGTTGCTGATCACGTCCGCGACGACCAGCGATACGTTGTTGTGTCCGGTGACAGCCAAACCCGAGCGGTCGTACACCGTGTAGGCGATCGTGGCGACGTCGGCCTGTACGTAGGCGTCTCCCCAGGCGCCCGGGGCGGCGGCCAGCTTTGCCAGCCGGCCAAATACCCGACTGTGCGAGTTTTCCAGGTGGTCCAGACGGAAACGTGCAATCATCCAGCAGTCGCATATTCGACGACGGGCGAGGTTGTTTGGTATTGGCGCTCGGACAATCCGGCGCGGTGCGTAGCGCGTTCGATGGCCGAGGCGTGGTGTACGGCCTCGACGCGGATCCTCTCGGTAATGCCGCCAAGTCCTATCGTCACCGCCGGGGCGCTCCAAGTGGCAGCGACGGGCGAGGCGGCGAGTTGATTTGTGCTGGCGGCCGCCGGCGCCAACCAAGCGGCCGTTACGGGTGCGGGCGTGACTGTGATGCCGGCGCCTGCCGTTACCTCCGGGACGCTCCAGGCGGCCGAAATGGGGGCGGCGGAGAGTTGGATTGAGGCGGCGCTGACCGGCGCAGACCAGTTGGCCGCGGGTGCGGTGAGCGGGATCGCTATTGAGGTATTCGCTGTTGGGGCCGACCAGGCGGCGGCCATCGGATCGGGCACGATCGCCAACGACGCGGCAATCGCCGGCGCAGTCCAGGAGGCCACAGCGGGATCGGGCGTAATGATGATGCCGCCGCCTATCGTCACCGCCGGGGCGCTCCAAGCCGCGGAAACGGGCGAGACGGTCTGTTGGATCGCGCCTGCCGCTTCTGGGACGGACCAGGAGACGCTGGCCGGCGCGGCGGCGAGCACAATCGACGTTGCCAATGCGGGCGCGCTCCAAGCAGCCGATACGGCGCTCACGGCCAACGAGAGGGGCGTTGAGGCGGCCGGAGCGCTCCAGGAGGCCGGAACCGGCGAGGGCGTCAGGGCCAGGGCCTGGCTGGCCGCCGGGGCGCTCCAGGACGCGCTCACCGGACTGGGCGCGACAGTGATGCCGCCGGAATACGTGCCGTCCAGATCGCATCCGTAGAGCCGCAGGTTGGCGTTGTCCGGCTGGGCAACCTTGGTGTAGGTCCAGGTAAAGCGGATGTGCGCGGCGTCCCACTGGGCCTTCGTGCCGGCCAGATTCGCAAACGCTACGTTCCGCTGCGTCCGGGTCGAATCCGCCTCGGTGGCGAGGTTGCCGGTTTCATCGGTCAGCGGATTGGTCGTGTCGTTGTCGGCGTCAAAGATGCGAGCCGTCAGGGTGCAGGTGTCGTTGCCGAATTCGGTCGCCTCGACGTCAACGTCAATGTTGAGCGTCTCCATCGCCGCAAAGTCGGCATCGACGTTGGAGAGCGAAAACCACGCTTCGCCGCTCGTTTCACTGTCGTCGTTCTCGACGTAATCAGCGCTCCCGCCGTCCGGCGCGTCGTTGCAATGACTGAAAAACGGCGCGCCGGTGCCGGCGTCGTGGCGGATCACCGCCCCGATCGTGCCGTCGGCGTCAAGCGTCAGTTGGTTGAGTGTCGGCATCTACGTCAACTGCAAAATGCCTTCGGCGTTCCAGGTGATGGTAAAGTCGCCGCCGCCGGGACTTTGCGGCGTGGCGAACTCGATCCAGCCGATCACCGGACTGTCGGCGTCCACCGTGACGTGTTTGTACACCAGCGCGCCGGCCAGTTGTCGAACGTCGTTGCCCAGCGCGGTCCAGGTCACGTCGTCCGCGTCGAACTCCGCCCGGTCGTTGGCGTCGTCCTTGTTGACCGCCTCGTTGGCCAGTGCCTTGCGGACGTAGTTGGCAGCGCCGGTCGATTCATCCAGCGTGGTGAAGTCAGCCACAAACACGATGCCGTCGTTTTCAGTGCCGGCCGTGGTGTTGGTCATCAGCAGCGCCACGCGGATGTCGTCGGCGTTCAGGTCGATCTCGCCGGCCGCGCTGGCGCGCTTGAACTCGTTGTAGATTTGGGAGGCCATGTGAGTCCTTGTTGATCGCGTGGGTTGAAATCCACGCTACGGGTCATGCGATCGTGTCCGTCAGTGCGATGGCCAGCGGCGCAGTGGTGACGAGGGGCGCCTTGAGCGGGCAGCGGAGCACGGTGGCGACCGGCTCATTTCCGCCGCCGCTGGTCTGTTCGGCGTGGACGCGGCCAACCGTGCCGGTAAAGCTCACGTGCTGCGCTGCGCCGTCGGCGTAGTTAAGCCCATTCATCTCGTGACTCCGGCGGAACCAAAATTTGATAGCGGTCAGCGCAACGCCCTGCGGAACAGCGTTGGCAATCGACGGCGACTCGCGGGTCGTGATCGTCAACACGGGCTGCCCCTGACCGATCGCGAAAAACGTGTTGAACGGCTCGCCGTCGGCGTCCAATTCGATCGGCGTGATGTTTTTTTCAATCCTCACGTCCGTGACGCCGTTGAGGAACACCCCGTTGATCTTGACCGGACCCAGCGTAAAGCTATTCGCGGTCGCGACCGTGCCTGCCAATGCCACAGATCCGGCAGCTACGATCGGCGCGTTGACGCCGTCATACGTGATCGCCAGTCGCGTGGAGATCGTCGCCGGATTTCCTTGGCTGGCGGAGATCGACTGCCAATACAGATAGGATTGCGCGACGCGGTATCGATCATGCACCAGCGACGCGTCGGCCTCGCGCGTGCCCAGGTCGGTGACTTTTTTGTAGTAGAGGTCGACGTTTCCGGCCGCCTGGCTGGCTCCGTTCCAGCCGGTCGCGGTCAAGACTCCAGACAGGTCCGTCGAGTCGAAACTAATTTCCGGCTTGTGACTCGCCGAACCCACGAAAAGCGGCTCGAAATGGCCGGCCGTGTACTCGATCAGGTCCTCGATCCCCATGCTGTTGGTGTGTTCGCGCAGTTGCGCCAGGAGCGCGAGGCTGGGTAACCCCATTCCGTACAGCACACTCGCGGTCGCGGCTGGCATGGTCTAGGACCTCAATTGAAGCTGTACGTAAAAATCGCCCGCCAGTACCCGGCGCCGGCGTGTTGCGCGTCTTCGATTTCGCTCGAATGGATCGGCAACAGAAAAATTTCGCTGCCCGACATCGCCAGGTCGTCTTCCGTTACCGGAGATACGTACTGCAAAATCTCGTGGTCGATGGCGCCGAACAGATTGTCGGCGGTGACGAAACTGGCCAGCCGGTCGGCGGGCAACTCGTCGCGCGCGAAGTAGCTGACGGCCAGTTGCCCCTGCTGGATCGACAGCAGCGGATTCGCCCCGCCGCCGATCACGGGCCGCTGCCAGGCGTCGCCCATCTGCACGACCGCCAGCGGCATCCGGGGCACGAGCGACAGATAGTCGCCGTCCTCGGCCCGCAGCGACGGCAGGAAGATTCGCTTGTCGCCGTTGATACCCAGGATCAGCTTGTCGCGCGCGTCCGGATCGGGCGGCGTCAGTCCGGCGGCAGTTTGAAACGCCGCGCTGTCGGCGATCATTTCCGCCAGGCGGAACATCGGCACGCTGACCGGTCCGGTGGGCGTCGGTGTGAGCGGCATCGATAATCACTCATTCCTCGTGCGTCGTGCCGGCGCGCTTGAGTTTGAAGCGGACGAACATCCCCGCGATGCTGTGATCGGTCACGTCCACTCTGGCCGTGTCCACCGCCCAGCGCTCACCGTCTGTCTGGCCGGCCCTCAGCAATGCGTCGCGGGGAAAAAACTCTGTCCGGCCCCCTTTTTCGTGGTCCGGGTCTCGCAGCATCGAGACGCGAATCTGTTGTTTCGTTTGCGCGATGCCCTCGCGGTTTTGCGTTTCTTCGTCGTCGAGTTCCTGCACGTTGGCCACGATCGACACGCCCGGACCGCCGGCGGCCGGAAAGAACGTGACGGTTTCGGCGAACTTGTTTTCGTCGAGAACATTGGCGGCGTAGGCGGTTTTGCGGTAATCGCGGAATGTCATGGGCCAGCCGGTTACACCTCGACGCGATAAACGATCCGCACGCGCTGTAAACTAAAACTATCCACGTTGGTGTCGGCCGTCTTTTGGAGTTGCACGAACGGTTGCAACCCTCCGGCGTAGTTGCTCATGTCGAATTGCGTCGCGCGGGCGACGGGCCTCAACGCCCCGCGGCCATCGCTCATGCTGAACAGCACGTTCGCCTTGCCGCCCACCGATTGCACACCCACCTTGCTCTGGATGCCGGTCTTGAAGTCGATGTGAAATCGCTTCACCGCGGCTACCAGGGTCTGGCCGGTGGCCACGTCGTCGTTGTTGTTCGTGCCGTCGTCGCTTTCGACCACGACGCTGTTGTTGCCGATAATCCGGAAAAGTGCCGCTTCGGCGATCGAATCGATGGCGTCGTTCCGCGCGCTCTCCATGCCGAACGCCAGTTGCGATGCGGCATCCAGCGCGGCGACGGTCTTGATCCAAAACTCGGCGCTCACCAGGTCGTCGATGTCGTAAGACAGGATGTCGCCGTGGTAGAGGCAGAGATTTTGGACCTCGCTCTGCGCGTCGAACGCGCCCACCATGAACCCCCCGGCGGCAGCCAGCGTCGGCGTTCCGGCGGAGGACGTGTCCGCCTTGGCCCACGGGCCGTTGACCACGCTGGCGGTTAGGGCCGGCACGATCTTTCCGTTGAAACGGAAGTCGTCTACGATTTCTTCAAACGGCATGATCGGTTCTCCGAGCAATGGATCAGGTCGATAAACTCACGTTTGTTTTCAGCCGGCTTACGCGCCGGCGTTGCGCACGATGCCGCGATGGTTGTTGCCAGTCACGCCGACGACCGTCTTGACTTTCCAAATGCGGGCTTCGCTCTTTGGCTCGTCGCGCGAGGTCAGGCGGAACCCGCCCTCGTAACCTCGCTGAAACGCATACGCGATGCTGTCGATCATCGACGGCCACGCGCCGCCGTAATACTTGACGGCGCTGTCGTCGCTGAGCATCGGTTCCGCGATCGGCGTTACGGCGCCGCGGAACGTCTCCGTGTTGGAGGCCGACGTGGGCACGACGAGGACGGACGGAGAAAGCGTCTGCTTCGCAACGGTGATCAACTCGTTGGGGACCAGCAGCCACTGCAAAAAGAGATTCGCAAATTGCTTGTTGCTGACGTCCTTTTGTTGACGCAGCAACAAGTCCATCGCGTCAAACTCGGATTGCGACGGCGCCCCGCCCGACGTGCGGTCGTTGCCGTGGCCGGCGGTAAACAAAGCCGTCCCGTCATAGATGGCCTCGTTATTGACCAGTAGATTGACGCACAGCCGATTGGCCGTGGCGTCCGCGGCACGCGCCAGCCTGGCGGCCACCCGCGGCAGTTGTCCAAGGTCGTCATCCACAATCATGCGGCGGGTGATCGCAAATTCATTCGCGTACTCGTCGACCGAAATGAACGCGACTTCCTCGCTGGGCTTGATCTTCTTGGGTTCCTCGTAGCCATCCGGCCAGTGGTCCAGTTCGCCAACCTCGCCGAGCTTGTGGATCGACTTCGGCTTGAAGTCGGCAATGGGGGCGAGACGCGCTGCCCACTGGCGATAACTGTGATCCGCCAGGCCGATTTCCTTGTCCATCATCTTGCCAAGCGTGGCCGACAGCAGATTGGGGAAGTCGGACGGATGTGCGCCGCCGCCGGCGGCCATGTAAACCGTTTCGCCGCCGGAGAGCATGTGCGCGGCAATCGTTTCCGGATCGTCCGATGCACGATGCCCGGACTGTCGCATGAACATCTTTCCCAGATCGGTCAGTCGCTCGTAGCGGTGCTGATGAGCGCCGGCCGGCATGTCGGCCTCTGACAGGGCGCCCAGGCGGTGCTCCAACACGGCGCCGAACACGGTCAAAAAGTTATCGTGTTCACTGGCGACCGGCTTGATTGGCGGGCGGTCTTTCGACGCCTTCTCGGTGAACTGCTTCGCCGCCTTGGCGAACGACATGTCGATGTCCTTGCAAGCCGCCTCGATGTCGGCGGCGTCGATCCCCATCGTCTCACCGCAGGCGCGGATTGCGTTGATGCGGTCGTTTTCCTCCGCCGCGATTTTTCGGGGATCCAACTCCACGTGCGGCTTGTCGTGGCAGCGCGTTTCGTCTTCTTTGCACGTTGCCTTCGTGCCGCAATCGGGCTTTTCTTCTTCGCACGTCGGCTTGGTTTCCTCACGCAAGGCGATCACGATGGCCTGCGCTCCGCTGGGGACCGCACGGCCGCGAGCACCGAAAAACCCTCGCAGGGAGGCTTGGCAAACGTCGTCTGCCGCGTTCGGCTCGACCAGTCCGAGCGCTTCAAGTTGTTGGCGAATTTTCCGTTCCATCTTGATCCTCGCGATGGGTAAAAAAGAGACTCTCGTAAACCCGCTCGACGATGAGCGGCCCTCACCGCGGATCGCCGCGATGGTGTCTTGTAGCGTTCCGATCCGATCGATGAGTCCGCGCTCCAGTGCGGCCGGCGCCAGAAACACTCGGCCGGCGCCGTATCGCTCCCGGACCTCCGCGACGCTGATGCCGCGGTTACGAGCGACGGCGGATTCAAACTGTTCCGTCGTGTCGTCGATCCGCGATTGCAGAATCGACCGCGCGCCAGAGTCCAGCTTTTCAAACTCGTTCGGCCTGCCCTTGCTTTCCGGCTGGCGGATCACCGTGCTGGTGACGCCGTTGCGTTTGTCCGCCTCGGTAAACTCGGTGTGGACGGCGAACGCGCCAATAGAGCCGATTTCTGAGCTTGGGCTGCCGACCAGTTCGTCCGCGGCACTGAAAATCCAGTACGCGCCAGAAGCGCAAATATTCCGTGCGACGCCCGTGATGGGCTTTTGGCCCCGGGCCTGATACACCAGGTCGCCGACCTCGTGAACGCCGGCAGCCGCGCCGCCTGGTGAATCAACATCGAGAACGACATGTCGCACGGAATCATTCGCCATCGCGCGGCGAAATGCTTCCGAAAATGCTTCGGTTGAGGTGCCGCCGCTGATTTTCACAAGCATGTCCATCCGCGGCGACAAGACGCCGTGCAGGTGCAGGACGGCGATGCCGTCGACCATCGTCATCAACTCCCGCTCGCCATCGCGGTCTTCGCCGATCCGCTGTTGGATTTCGTCGGCGGTGAACCGGTAACCGTCGGCGCGCAGGTTGATGAGTTCGCAGATTTGCTCCAGCTTCTCCGGCAGGATCACCCACGGCGATTGGCTGATCGCCCGTATGATCTTGTTGTAGCGCCGGTCGTGGAGGCTGCGTCGCGGCATCAGGCGGCCCCCCGCTGTCCGGTCACTGCCGCCGGCTCTTCCGGCTCTTCGGGGAAGCGATCGCTGCCGGCGCCTTGCGTCGAGAGGTCAAACGTCAGTCCCGATGCCTCGATCATCTCGACTTCGCGCTTGCGTTCGCGGATCAAATCCTCAAACGAACCTTCCCCGCGTTTTTCCAGTTCGCGCGTCCAGGTGGACAACCCGGCGGCGATGCGGCGGATGGCCGCCGCGTCTTCCTTCATTTCGTCGAGTTGCAACCGCCCCGGCAAAATCAGCTTCGTGCGCAGCCAGCGCCGAGGATTGGTGCGGAAGACTTCGGGCCGCAACGTGCCGTTGAAACGGCCCAGCGAAGCCGCCATCGCGGTGAAGCGCTCGCGGATCGGCACCACCACGCGCTGTCCGAACGAGCGGCTGATGGGCGCGAACGTGCGGAAGTCGTCATTGTGCGCGGCACGCGCAGAACTGTAGTTTGTGCGGCTGTAGTCGCGCGTGTTGCGCAGCGCGGAAATGCCCGTCGCCATCGAATGTTCGGTGTGGATCACATCGTAAAACGGCGGCAGGTTCGGCCCTGGCTGCGTCGGGTTGACGCCTTGCACGTCGTCGTCGGCGCCGATTTCGTTGATGATTCCCTTGCCGAGCTTAAACAGGTTGTTGCCGGCGTCGTCGGTTGTTGAACTGTCGCCGCTCTCGACCAATCCCAGGCCACTACCGGACGGATGCGCGCTCTTGAGCACCAGCGTAAAGATGGCCTGGATCGCGGCGGCGCTGAGCACGTTGCCGATAAGCCAATCCCGGTCCCGGGCCGGCAGCATCGCCGCGCGCCACCAACTGACGCCGCGGGTTTCGCCGGGACGGGTGCGGTTGAAGTAATGCAGCACGCGCGCGGCCGGGATCCGCTGGCTCTGGTTGTCAAAGGTGCCGAAGGGGTCGGCCGGATGGGCGCCGTAGAGATAAAACGCCACCGCGCGGCCGGCGTTGTCCAGTTCCACGCCGCGGCGGATTTCGTTTTCGCCGTTGCGCGCCAGACGGTCTTTCGTCAGGTCTATCTGCTCGGCTTCGAGCAACTGGTAGCACAATGGCAGCGATCGGTTTCGGTCCTTGTCGATGCACTCCAGCCAAAGCGTTTCACCGACGTTGGCCGTCTCCAATAGCGCCAACCGTTGCATTTCAGCGAACGTGTAGCTGCCGTCGGACGCTACTTCGCGCATCGCCCATTCGTCGAACAGGTCGTCAGCCAACGTGTTGAATTCCAGGTCGAGCGCTTCCGCCTCGCCGGTCGGTAGCGTCACCGCCGCGCTGGCGCGCAGCCCTTGCCCGATGCAGTGATCGGCCAGCACGCGGCCGGCTGCGATGATGGCCGGCTCGTTGCGGATTTGATCGCGGATGCGACTGGTCATCAGATCCCAGTCGCCGTGAATCGCGCCGTCGCCCGATCGGTGTGGCGGCAACCAATCCTTGGTCATCCGCGTGCGCGCGCCGCCCTTGTAGGCGTTTTCCGACGCCTGAATGCCGAACAGCTTGGCGATTGCTTTGCGAATCATTCGCACACCGGCTGGGCTAGATAGATGCCGCCACGGCTGATTTCCCGCGCGACGCGCTCTTCGAGCTTGCGACGCTCGCCGTAGAGCCTGGGCAGATCGTGCAACTTCATCCGCTGCGCCGCCTCGCCCCATTCGGCAACGCCATCGCCGCTTTCGATGAGCGCGATCATCGCGTCGAGTGCGTCAAGTTGTTGCTGCGCCGTACGGGCCATGCCGTACGGTTAGCATAAGAGAGGGGCAAATTGGGGCGTGAGGTTTACAGTAATGTAAACAGAGACTTACGCCCTGGCATCGAATTGTTGTTGCTCATCCGCCGCTCTGCGCGGACTTGGGAAGGGGTTGCGAACCTTGATTAGATTTTCGTGCCGGCACTTTTCATTCAAGCATTTGAACTCTATCAGGCCCATCGCCGAGCCGGTCCGCGTGCATTCGACGTGGCAATAGCCGCAGATGGGAGCACGCACCACGGCGGGCTGAGGCTCACGAGACATTTTGAAACCCTCGGATTCGGAGCATTTTGGATTACAGCAGTAGCATCGGCGCATGCTGTCGCTGGTCGTGCCAGCCTTCATGTACTGGCCGCACGTCGGACAGGGCGGGCACTTCTGGTTGCCGTGCGGGGTTTTTTCCGCGCAGGTCTTAATCTTTTCCTCGCAGTGATTTTCCTCGGCGCCGCACTGGGCGTCCACTTGGATCGGCGCTGATCTCTGTGATTCCGAGGCCGCACTCGACTTCTGCTGAGACTTCTTCGGCATCTGCAATGCCCTCCGTAACGGTCGTTTCGCCCCGCAACTCCGCGAGGCGTCGTTCAAGTTCGCGTTTCGTTTTTGACAGCAGGTCGATAGCCGGCTGATGTTTCGTCACCGCCCCGTCTATGACCCCTCGATGGCCTTCAAGCTCGGCCGTCACGTCGCGCAGTTCTATTTTTACTTGTTGGATGGCGTCCATTTCGTTTCTCCTGCTTAACGGGCTGAAAACTCCTCTTGATCCACACTGCGCCGCGCGCCGTTGGCGGGCTTCGCGCGCGACACCAAGTCGTGCCAGTCGCCGCCGGTAATCATGTCGGCCACGCCCATCGCGTACGCCTCGGCGTCCCAAGAGTGCGAGCCGATCGACTGGTCGACCACTTGCCACGTCGTAACCTGGCGGCCTAACCGATTGCGCTCCACCACCGGCACCTCGTTTGTCAGTTCGCGCAGATAAAGTTCCATCTGTTGGATGCGCTGAAAGTCGCAGAGGAACCACGCGCCAGGCTGGTCGAGCGGCTGCTGCCAGCGGCCGGAAATGTCGGCGTTGAACAACTCGCGATTGATTTCCCACCGGACCATCCCTCCCTCGTACGGCTTGCCATCGCGGGCGCTGCGCTCCAGGCGGTTGGATCGCCAGCGGTCGCCGATCTTTAGCATGGTGGTGCCGGCCACCATGCGCACGCGGTCGCGGATGCGTGGCTCTAAGGCTCGCCACCACTCGTGGATGAGGTGAGGCGCGTAGCCAACGTCGATGCCGGTCAACTGGACGCGCATCGATTTGAGGCCCAGCGGATTGGCCGCCGGCAAAGGCCACGAGCGGTCCAAAACGTCGGCGGCAAACGTTTCCAGGTGACTCGACCGCCTGGCCTCGCGGACGTGCGAGGTGCCGAAGTCCACCAACGCCGACGTGCCGCCCTCGCCCCAGGCGCGGATAATCCAGCGCACGAATTGCTTATGCACGTCGGCGCCGCAGGTGAGGAACACCGCCCACGGCGGAACGGTGCCGGCGGGGTTGGTGCCTTTGAGTCTGCGCCCCAGGTCCTGCCATCGCGGCGCCCCGATGCGTTTGGACCACGGCTTTCCCAACCGCTCATTCCAAAACGATTGCAGCCGCTCCGGATCGTTGCGCGCCTCAAGATACCACGCGGCCATGCGGCCGAACAAGACGCTTTCGGCGTAGAGGCTGTTCAACCGTCCGCCCCAAATACGCGGTCCCTTCTCCGGCTCACCGTGAATCTTGCCGGAGGTGTCGACGGTCTGGCCGCGCGGGATCCATTTGCCGTGCGCTATCATGCCCGGCTTGTCGGCGTCGATGATTTTGCAGCCCAGTTCGCACCGATAGTAGGCACGCTCAAACGCTTCGTCTGGCTTACAGTAGCCGCCTTTTTTGCTTTTCAACCCGACCACGCCGCCCGCGCCCGCGAACGGGCCGCGCTTGTTGATGAAAAACCTTAGCTCCTGGTAGTGGCCGCACCGAGGGCACGGCACTAGAAAACGCCGGCGGTCGCTGCGATCGTACGCCTTGGCGATCCGCGAAGTGTCATCGCTCGGCGTGGATTCTTTGACCAGCAGGCTGCGGTGGAATCGTTGCGTTCGCGCGGCCGCCAGGTCTTCCGGGTCGCCGTGCGTCAGTGTGCGCCGCCAGCGGTCCAACTCCGTGCAGAGCACCAACTGGCACGGCTTGCCGCTCAGGCGTTGTGTGCTCCGCGAGTAAGCCAGGTGGCAGCGCATGCCGCCGACCGTCATCCAGCGGCGATTCCAAAGCCGTTCGGGCGGGATCAAGTCACGCACCGCCGGCGACGCTTCGGCCATCGCGTAGCACTTGTCGCGCAGCTCGATCATCGAGTCTTCGTCCGGGCAGGCCAACATCGCCGGACAGGGGTGCAGCGCGGCTGTTGACAGCAGTAAAGCCTGGAGCATCGTCGTCTTCCCAATCTGTACGCCCGCCATAATCACGATCTCTTCCACGTCCGGGTCGTCAGCCGCTTCCAGCACGCCGGCCCAATAGCTGTCCGCTCCATCGATCTTGTAGCGTCCCGCCGCGGCCGATAGTTCCACCGGCAACCGTAAGTTCCGTCCGCACCACTCGACGCGTGACGTTGCCGGTCGGGGCCGGGTCCGCTCCGCGATTCTGCGCAGCAGCGCCGCGCGTGAGTCCATACCGCTCGTTATTGCATTAACTTTGTATCCGCTCCCGCTTGTCGGCCAACTCATCTTGCACGCCGGCCAGGTCGTTTAGGATGTCGTGGATTTCCTGGCGGAGAATCTGCACGAGTTCCTTTTTCTTGCCGCGCGGCGGCGTGAACTTCGTAAGCAATCGCTCCGGCAGTTGCTCCAATTGCGTCTTGGCCTCGGCAATGTAGGCTTCGATGATTTCCGAAACGTCCCGCCAGCCGATCAATTCGCCTTCCTTCTCGGCGGCCTTGAGTGTGGCCAGCCGCGCTTCGGCCAGCAGCTTCTGCTGCCTTGCGTCGTCGGACGCCTCGGAATTCCGCTCATTGGTCTCGATGTTCTCTTCGCGCCACTCGGTAATCTGGCTAAGGTCGTATGCGCCGACGGCGAATCCCGGACATCCGCGCTCGCGCCAATTGGCGACGTACCGGGTTGAGACGCCGAAATGGTTCGCCACGTCCGCCAGCGTCCGCACGATCCCGCTCACTTCGTCGGCCTCGGCGATCAGTCGCCGGAGTTTGGCCTTTTTTGCCCCCAACTCTGCTATCAGCCCGGCGGCGTCTTTTTCAGCCCCTTTTTTAGGCTTTTTGTCCGCCATAACTGCCTATTTGTCAACGTGTTACGACACATTATAATAGTGGAGACACCACTACTTCTCGCCACAAAGGAGCGATAAAAAATGATGCCTCGAACGCTTCACAAACTCGATCCGATGGCCTGCATTTCCGCGATGCAAAAATTCATCCGCCGCGCCGACGAACGTCGCGCGATGGAGTTCGCCTGCGAACTGATCCACACCTCGAAGCCGTTTTTTTCAATGGTCGCCAATCGCCTGGAAGTGATCTCTCACGAAGACGTCGGCCTCGCCGATCCACAAGCCGTCCTCTTCGCTGGCATGGCGATCGAGCAGGCGCGTCGGCACTATGACGCAAAGAAGCCGGGCAAGTGTCGCATGATGATCGGCAACGCCATCCGCGCCCTTTGCCGCGCACGGAAATCCCGCGAGGGCGACCATTTTCAGGCGGCGATAGGCGTCCCGAACCGCGAACAAAACCGCATCCCGGAAATCCCGGATTTCGCCTATGATATGCACACCAGCCGCGGCCGTCGCGCGGGCAAGGGCCTCGACCACTTTCGCCGCGAGTCGGCGCGCCTCGTTCCGCCGCCCAAACCCGATGTGTACGAGACTGAGGCTTATGGACTCTGGCATTGGAAATCGCAGCAGACAAACGGCGCTGATTAGCCTGCCCAACAGCGGCAGCACGTGGCTCGCCGAAATCCTCGCCCGCCACATTCCACAGGCGCGGTACGCGATGGAGTATTTCAATCCACTGCGAAATTCCGCCCGCTTCGATGTGCTCCGCCACGGCTTCGGATGCGAACTGCAAAGCTGCTCCCGTTGGATCGTTGACACGCCAGGCGAAGCACAACTCGACGATATCTACGCGCGATCCTGGGCGCTGGACGGTTACAACTTCACCAAGGAGGTATTTTCGCCCACAAAGCTTCGGTGGTTCCATCGCCACTTTCGTTGCGCCGTCCTCATCACCCGCCCTGAACTTGCGTTCCCTCCATCGCGGCTGCGTGTGTACTCGTTTTACGAACACGCACACTGCGCCATTTGGCCAAGTCGGCCATTCCCTTCCGTGCACGCAGCGGCCGTACGCACCATGATCCACCTGACGGATCGACTCGTCGAAGATGCCCACAAACTCTCGGTTCCGGTGCTCGATTACCATGAGTTGCTCACAGGCGATTTCTCATTTTTAGCCTCATTCCTTCCCCATCTTTCCTTCGGACTCGATCCGGACGATTGTGCTCGCGACATCATTTCCACGCGCCGACATCCCCTGCGGCGCTGCTAACGAACCGCAGTCGGATTCGATCTTGCGACATTGATCCGCATCGGGACGACAGTACGGTTTTTCACGACGTTTGAGGCCGCGTGCAACACACACCTTCCCCACCGCCGCTTGATTTCCCGCGTCACGGCGATCCTTCGCCTTTGGTCCACCAGATCCACATTTCCGCCAGCGCCGCCGAATATCCGGCCATTGGCGAAAAAGAACCTGGTGTCGGCATACACCGCGCGGTCGTCGCGCAGCGTCCGCAAGGTCCAATCCAGGTCGCCGCGGCCGATCAGCGACTCGTCGTACCTCCTACTCCGGGCGGCGCCGCGGATTCCGAACGCAACGCAGACCGGTTGCACGGCGCGAATCGGCCGATTGGCGGGGTCGATCACCGTGTAGTTTGGGGTGCGGGAAAAGCAGCAGCACGTCATGTCCAGATCCTCGATCACTCGAAGTCCGTTAGTCACGACAACAGCGGCGTCGTCAGCCGATAGATGCCGCGTCGGCGGAATTGTGGTCCGTACTGCGATCACATCGTCATCCACGAAAAACAGCGCCGGTTCCTCAAAGTGATCCAGACACCAGTTGAACACCGCGGCGAATCCGAGTTTTCCCGGGTGGCAAACCAGCCGGCGACGCGCGACGACCTGCGTGTAAGAGTCGCGCTCCGCGCGATCGACAACAATCGTAGCGCCGGGAAAAAGCGCCGCGGACCTCCTAATCTGACGTAGCCTTTTTCGGCTTGGAATTATGAGCCTGTAAGACATCCAACACCCGTTCCGCCGCCACAGCGCGGCATATTCCCAACCGGCTTTTTTTTAAGCCCTTGATCCGCTCGACGCCGATCCCCAATGCCGCACAGAGTGTATTCCACGTCGAGCTATCGCGCGCGCAAATCACGACGTAGTCATAGTGTTCATGCGGCGCAAGATTCATTCCGTCCGTTTCTGTACCGCCATCTTCCTCTTCGCCCGGCGCCTGCTCTTCATCGATCACCTTGGGAGCGATCTGATCGGCCAACCGCTTAAGATCCGCTTCCTCAAACTCGATCTGCCGAAGCAGATCGCTCAGCTTAGATTTGTCGACCTCAGCCATCTGAGAGACCGAGTCCAGCGTCGCCAGCAGCTTGTCAGCCTCGGCTTCTGAAACGTCGAGTACCAGCACAGGCACGCGTTGGTCGGGAGTGATCTCCGCTCTCAAATGCCCATCGATTAGGACCAACGAACCATCTGTCTCTTCTCGGGCCAATAATGCATCTGCGTATCCCACCTCACTTAGGATCGCGCGCAATCGATTTCGCTGCGAATCCGGATGCCGGCGGAAATTTTTGGGATTAGCCATCAATGTCGAGGCTTTGACTCGCCGCAATGACCTGATCCGATCACGCACCTCACCCATGATGATGAACTCCCGATTTCCGACCAAGCGCCCAAAAAGCGCAATCGATTACCCGCGCGCCTCCACCCCCCCGTCGAGAAGGACCCATGGGGGGGCCGTAAGTCCTTATTTGTCGTCCGGAAACCATCGTCGTAAGTCCTTATGTTTCGTCGGCCCAACAGGGCGGCCCGGCGCTTCGGGCTTAGCTCGAGGGGATAGGCATTCACCCTCCGCGCCCGGACCGCCGCGGCGTCTAGCGGAATAGATCAATCAGGCGCAAGATGCGCTCCAGGGCCGCAAGCCACCGATTCCAGTCGATCCCGGCCGCTCCCACGTCGCTTTGCACGTTGCACAGCGCCTGCTGTTGGGCCTCGACCGAGAGGGCTTGCACTTCGGCCAGCGGCGAACTGTCCAACGCCAGGGCAACCGGCGCCATTGCGTCGTCGATCAGACCCCAGCGGGCCGCATACGTGTGGGCATCCTTGAGCGCCAGAAGTTTCGCGACGGCGTGCTGCGCAACCGTCGCGTTCTCCACCGCCCACCTGCCCCAGCGGAGCAGTTCGCCGAGGTCGATGTCTTGGGTTTCGATTTCGTTCATACGTTTCCTTTCATGTCTTCAATACGTTGCTCAATTACCTTGATCTGCTCGTCGTGCCGCCTCAGTGTCTCCGCGTGGGACTTGAAGATATGCGAGTGGGCGTTCTCGTCGGCCTTATGTTTTCCCAGCGATTTTACGAGCAGGTCGATCCTCCCATGCGCGGAGATCGCGCCCTTGAACTTTTCGTCCAGGTTGTTTTGCAGCGCAATCACGCGCGCGTCGGTGACCGCCACGCTCCCCATCAACTTAACGATCATCAACAGTCCCCAGCCGCCGAAGAGCGAGGTTGTGGCGGCAAAGCAGCCGGCCGCCCACATCAGCACCTGAGTGTGATCGCCCTGGGCTAGCAGCGCCATCGCACTGGCCAGAAGTCCGACTTGATTCGCACCGCCGAGAATCCAAATGGCGAGTTTCATAGCGCGCTTTTGAAAAAACCAAGGCGACCGGACCGCTGGGCGAAAGGAGTAAAAGCCTGCCGTCCGGCCGGCTCACCAATGCATATCTCGGACCAACTCCAACACGCTGCGTACCAGCATGTGGCCGATCAGGGTGGCCAGCAGGACGCTACTGACTATCAGGATCGAGTCTTTCAACGCTGCCGCCCTCGCCCCCTTCGGGCCACTCCCAAGAGACGCGAAACTTGAGCGGCTCGGCCTGGCCGGTGACGTTCTGATTCGGCTGGGAACCGGCATCGTTTTTGCCTCCGAGGTACAGCAGCGCTCCGGCGATCGCGGCGAACCCGGCCAGGATGGCGGTGATGATCACCGCCACGCCGATCAGGTGTTTGAGCGTCATGCCGTGGTATTCGTTGTGGATCTCCACATCGTCATCCGCCGCAATGTCGTTGGCCTTGGCGATGATGCGTGTATGCAGACGCTGCCGGGCGGCTTCGCCCTTGGCCCACTCGCCGTACAAAACTCCCTTGTCAATCGCCATCTTGCACTTCGGCGGGCTGGTCTTCGACGCGATCATCCGTTTCCGTTTCCGCCTCGATCAACGTCAGCAACTTGTCCACGATTGTCGGATTGGCCACGATCGCCAACACGACGTCGATCGCCTTTGGCCCCAAGCCCGCGGCCTCAAGATAAAACCGCCTCAACGCATCCGTCTCGGTCGGCCAGGTCGGGTTGAGCGCCCTGAAGGCCATCATGTCTTTGGCCAGCCTGTACCGCGCTCTCTCCATCGCGGGCAGCTTGGAAATATCCACGCTCCCATCAGGAAGGATCGCTTCGTCGGGGCTGTCGTTCACGGTCGCTCACCTACGGCGTCACGGCCGGAAGCGCCGGAGGACGGATACTGGCCAGGTCGGTGCTCAGACCGGCCTTACTGAGTTCCTTCGCGGCGCTGGCCTCCACGAGGTCAACGCTGCTCTCCAAACGCACGAACACTTTTTGCTGCATGTCCATCTGCTGCGCATGCGCCCGCGCGGCCGCCGTGATGCACGCCGCCTGCTCGGACTGCAAAATTTCCATCATGTCGATTGCCATTGGTCACTCCCGTAAAAAAGACTATTGGTCCGGCGTGATCGTGATGATCGCTTCCGCCCTCAACTCCCGCTTGATTTCGCTCTTCACCTCGGCTTTCAGCGACGCCAACTCCTCGCGGATCGCCGCGCGCACGGACGCAATATCGACGCCTTCGCCGGCCGGACCCGGGGGCCCGGGATCTCCCTTCGGACCCTGCGTCCCTTCCGGGCCAGCCGGACCAGCGGCCCCGGCGCCCGCAGCAGAGTCCTTCAACGATTGCAAATCCGTGCGCAGGCTGCCGAGGTCTTGTCTCGTGTCTTGCACCTCCGCCAGCAGCGCATCGACTTGATTTTTTAGATCGACCAGCGATTGCGGCTGTTCCGGTTGCGGTTTCACGGTCGGCGCCTCCGGAGTGGGAACGCGAATCCGCGGAGGAGGGCAGTCGTATCCGCCGGCGTACTGGTCGGCCCCGTCGCCACCAATCGGGATCGTGTTGCCGACGATCAGGTTGCCGAATCGATCGACCGGTTTGCCCGGCTGCGAACCTGCTCGCGGGCGCGGCGGCAGGTTCGGCGCCAGCCAGGCGATGCGATTGCCGACCTGCTGTAAAAATCGCTTGATGCACGTCAGCCGCACGGCCATCGTGCTCGTCGCATGGTCGCTGCCCCACAGAATCCCGCACAACCGACCTTGCGCGTCCAGTATCGGACCGCCGCTGTCGCCAGAGCGCACGCCGGTGGCGATCGAAAACCACTCACCGGGGCCATGATCTTGACGATAGACGCCGCGCGAAGCGCGAAACTGCATACCGCCAGGGCCGTAGCCGGCGGCCGTTAAAACCTCTCCGCGGCTTGGCGCGCTGTCGCGTATCTCCACCGGCTCAACGCCTGACGGCTCGTTGATCAACAGGGCCGCCAGGTCGTTGCGCCGATCCGAGGAGACTACGCGACACCGAAAACTCCCATGTATCGGAAATTGCACACGCCCGGTGCCGTTGCTGTCGCGGACGACGTGCGCGTTGGTCAGACAGAGACCTTGACCGCCTCCTTTGGCGATCAGGATTCCCGATCCGCCGCTACCGTCGCTCATCCACACCCGCACAATCGCCGGTTGGGTGAGGTTGGCCGACGCCGGACGTCGCGCAGAAATACCCACCAGCGGTCCCGCCAACTGCGCTTGGCCCGCGCCCGGCGGGCAGACTCCACCCACTCAGCCGGCCTCGGCCGATTGAGGCCAGAACGGTTGAAACGGCAGAGAAATCCAAAGCGCGATCAACAGCTTGATCGGCGTGTCGGTCACGAACCGCAGGATGACGTTCCCGACCGCGACCGCGGCGGCGATCCAGAGCGCGGCTTCGGGGTGCTCTGAGATTAGCTCTTGATTTGAGAGCGCCGTCAGGATCGCCACCACGAGCGTGACGGCGTTGAGCCAGAATGTGCGGCTCTTGAAAAACGGCTTCGGGTCCATCAGGCGGCCTCGGGCGCATGTGCATCGATGCGGCCCGCCTGATCCTGGCGCACTGGAACTCCTATCCAGCCGTTACGTGGAATCTAGCCCCAGAAAGGGGAACGTGTCAAGCGTTTGCCGGTCGACGCACTCTTCCCGGAGGATCCGCACGTCGGTATCGGCCTGGAATGCCAGCTTGCTGGTTTGATCGTCCAGGTTTGTGATTTTCGCGCATCCGTGCCGCGAGAGCAGGTAGACGCAGCGCTTCGGTTTGATGCGCAGGATCAGGTTTGGCATCGGCTCCATCCGTCAGGTTTCAGTTCGGTTCGTCCGGCGACCGCTCCGGCTCAGCGGCCAGGAGCGCGAGGGCGACTAGGGTTTCAACCATCGCAATCCTCAATCACTTCCGCCGATGGGTCGATACCGCTTCCGCCGCAACGCGGGCAAACCAACAGCATGCCGTAGTCGCCGGTATATGGATCAAACTGACCCTCGATGTAATGCTCACCGAGTCCGTCGCAGGCTTGACAGGCATTCGCCTCGGACCAGTCTGCGTATTCGTCGCTGAATGGGTGTTGAAAAGTCATTCCCACTTCTCCGGATTCGGGTTGTTCGACAACAACAGCCGCTCCCAGTAATCCACCGCCGCGTCGTAGGTGATTTGCAGTTGCCGCGCGATCTTGTTCACCGACCTCCGAATCTCCGCCGGGGTCCGCTCCGCTCCGCGCTCGCGCAGCAGGTCGTGGAGTCTGCGGATGGCGACGGTTTCGTCGAACTCGTTCATGCGCTAGTCACCATGTCGTAAGTCATCCAAGTATGCTTGTGGGTCATCAATCTGGTCCCATGCGTCCAGCCCGGCGGCGCGCAATTTACTGATCGCTTCATCGACGTTTCCGATTTTGGGGCTTTTGTCTTGTTCCTTCGTCCGCTCCCACTCGGCGTTGACGCAATGCACGGTGTGCTCGGCGCCGACACTTATCCAAGCAACTGGTTTTCCGTTTGCGTCGTAAATCGTCTGCTTATGGGTCATCAATCTGGTCCCATGCGTCTGATGCCAATTGCAGCAGTCGGTAATATTCGGCGTTGACGCAATCCACGATGTGTTCGGCACTGGTGGTCGAGACAAAAAACGGGGCGACCGTCTGGTTGTCGGCCGAGACGATCATGGCAGAAGTGCGATCCTCCAAATCAAACAGCACTCTCCACGGCCTGGGGGGAATCTTGTCGTCAGTCATGGCAGCCTAACCCTCATTGTCAATCTCGTCATTGGGGATGCAGAGCAGTTCGGAAAATATGATATCAGCGGCGTGTTTTGCAAAGAGGTCCGAACTCCGAACAATCCCAGAATGTTCGTCGGCCCAGTCCTCGAGCAACTGGATGAGAGTCGAATAGGCTAAGCCGTTGTGGTTCATCGCTACCCCTCCTTTCCTGGTCGGTGACTTTCATTCTGGCAACCTCGGCGGACAATGCTTCCGAATCCATTCCTGGACTTCTCTGGCAACCGCTACGTATTCCATTGATGGGTCGCATGTCGATTCCTGCCCTGGCCGATACGCCAACCAGATTCGGTCGCGGATTCTTTTCGGCAACATAAACCAATGCGCCCGACACCCCCACATGGCCGGAGGGACTTGCTTGTTGCACCCCGGCCAGTGGCATGTGTGTTGTCGTGATTGTTTCTGCCGTGTCACGTAGCTTGCTTTGGATTCAGCCATCGCTACCCCTCCGGCTCTGGCAACGGTCCGGCGAACTCGCCGCCCATTTCGTTTACGTCCCGATACTCGCGGTCATGGAATGCAAACAGCCGACCGGGCGCGTGATCGAATCTAACCACCTTAACGACTATCGGCCCCCGCCAGTCGGTGTACTTCCGCGAGATGTGATCTTGACGGAACCAATACTGCCCCGCCTCGGTCGGGCGTTCTTTGGTGTACTTCATGGCTTCACCCACTCGCGTGAGACTTTGATGATCGTATCGCAAATCTCAAAATATTCCTGGAACAAGGATTTGCACTCGTCGGATATCGATCCGTCATACACGCCTCGCATCTGGAAGCTGCGGTTCCTTTCCTCACGCCAAAAGTTCCTGACGGTTATCGAGCCGCCGAACATCCGCTTGACTGACGGCGGAGCGGAATGCAACCAATCGGCTACTAACGCATCGTCCGGCGGGCCTGGCAGAACGGCAGCGCGGAGGTCACGTGCGATCTCGTATTCAGACCTGACAGCCAGGTGTTTGATGGCCGCCTCGAACTTCTCGCGGTCCAGCGTGATGGTTTCAGGCATCGTCTTCCTCCACATTCAGCGCATCGGTCACTGACTCGCGGCATTGCCGGCACAGGTGCTGACTCTTTCCAACGCAGAGCCATCCGCGCGGTGTGCCGACATTTCCCAGCTTGGTTCCGCACAGGTCACACGTCCATGTGCTCCAATGATGGTACGGTGTGGCATCACACGTGGCGGGAACAAACGTGCCGAGAACAAACACCATGCTAGCCATCGTCTTCCTCGCCTTCCTTCACCCACCTGCCGTCTTCTCGGAAGTCGTAGCCCTCGGATTTCATCAACTTGATAAAATTGAAAACAAACGGGCCGTGCCTGTACGCCGCATTGTAGTGACTCACCGCCCGCGCGAACGCATCGTCCGGCGGGTCGGGCAGGATGGCGGCTCGAAACAGAGCGGCGGTCGCGTGATCCCTGCTGAAACTGTTGCGTGTGGTCAACCGCAGTATGGCGGTCGCGTGATCCCTGGAATTCTTGCGTGTGATCAACCGCAGCATGGCCGCCTCGAACGTCTCGCGGTCCAGCGTGATCGTTTCAGGTTTGCTCATGTTCTCCCCTCAAAAACAGCCGCCCCGCGTCACGGGATTCGTGAGCCAGGGTCCTACTGAGGTTCTCGTTCCCTGGCCTGGGCAGATGTCAAGCCTCAATCTGCCTTGTGCGTATGTCGTCACGTGCTCCGTTTGGCCACTGGTGTCGCCACACATGGCGCCAGCACGCGGGAGCGGCTTGGTTCATCCTTTCACGTTGGCCTCGGTTCGCGTTCCTCCAACTCCCCACGTAGAATCTTCGTGTCCTTCGGCGCGTCGATCCTCAGCGTGACTTTCCCACCCCGCACCCGCGCGACCGTGACGCGGATGTCCTTGCCGATGATGATGGTTTCGTTCAGTCTTCGTGACAGGCACAGCATGGCGATTCCTTTCAGTTAAAAGATTTACTCCCACTCCCCCCACGGCCTCAGCCGGCGCTTCTCCCGCCGCAACTCCTCCGCCGTCGGCGCGTACACGCGGCACTTGGTACACGCTTGCCACTTGATCCGCGCATAACCGCACTGCGGGCACTGGACCTTGACGGGTTTGGCCTGGGTCGCGGTCATG